CGCCTTCGACACCGGCCTAATTATTGCGGGCGGCACCTGCTCCGCTACCCGCATTCCGATGCTGGCTTTCGTGATGGGCTTCCGCCGCTTCCACTTCTACGGCTATGACTTCTTCTACCCGGAAGACACCGACAAGGACGACATCAAGCAGTCGCTGATGCGCGTAAATCTGGGCGCCGATCAGCGTTCCTTCCTGACAACTGGCGAACTCGTCGCTGCCATGCAGGACCTCGGTCAGTGGAATCGCTGGCTCGTCGAGAACCACATCACCGTAACCTTCCACGGCGAAGGTGCTGGCGCTCTCATCTGGGAGCAGACCGTCAACAACTATCAGGCCCCCACGGAGTATCCGTTCTAACGGAACTTCTTCGCGATACCGGCGGCGCTGGCAGGCTGCTTCGAAAACTGCTTGCCAGCCTTCGTCGCCTTCCGCTTCGCCGCACTACTCGCCGCATAAGTCGCAGCAGGCATAGCCTTGATAGCCGCCTCGGGCAGATACCGTTCGCCCGTAGCCTGCGGCCCCTGCGTACTCGGCTTGCCCGACTTGGTGCGCCACTTCTGCTTGGTCCAATCGACCAGCGACTTCTGCGGGGCCTTCACGACTTATAGCCCTTCGCATTCCGCTTGAGATATTCGGCGGCTGCTTCTAAGACTTCAATCTTGTCGCGAGCATGACCCAGAACCGTGTTGCAAGGGTTGCAGAGAACGCCGCGCACTACTCCGGTAGCGTGACAATGATCCACGTCCAGTTTCCTACCCAGTGTCGCCTCTTCAATACCGCAAATCATGCAGGAATAATTCTGCTCTTTACGAATTTCTTCCCACTGGCTATGCTCTAACCCGTAGCGCAGCTTCAGCTTTTCGGCTTTGCGATTACGCTTAGTGTTTGGGTTAGTGTGCTTATACAGAGAATGACATGGACGGCAACGCGAACTATAAAACTTACGATCCGTCCACTTGTCATAGAACTGATAGTATTCAGTCAGTTCCTTCTCTTGCTTGCAGTGGGGGCAAGACTTAGTCACGGTACTTGCCGCCCTTCGCCTTATACTCTGAGGCGAGCATCTGAGCTTTGCGGGCGCTCCACTGGCCCGGCCTGCCGCCCTTGTCCCCCGCCTTCAAGCGTTCGAACAAGGACTTACGCATGCCGGGCTTCGTGTAGACGCCCGCTTCGTTCACCCGACTCTCGGGCTTCTTGGCCATTAGCCAGCCATCAGACAACGGCCAGCCTTCTTACAGGCCGTCGGGTTCGGGCAACTGGCGCACGGCACCTTGCCACCCTTCTGCATCTTGACCGGCTTGCCAGCAGCAACCTTGCCGCCAGCCTTCTTCTTCATCGGGCCTTGCGTAACCTGCTTACCCATGTTCGAACGCATCATCACTTGCACCCCTTTCCGACCATGCCGCCCATCGCCTTCTTGACGACGCCACCAGCCTTCTTCTTAACCATGCCGCCCTTCTTGTAGCGGCTCGACATGCCCTCCAGTTCACGGGCCGTCAGCGGGGCATCAGCCTCACGACGTTCCTCTGGGGTCATCATGCTGCGAGCCTGACGGCGCTGCTCTGGCGTCATAACCGGCGTACCCTTCGGGCCACCTTCCATAACTCGACGCTTGCGCTCCGTAGGCATCGGGCTCTTAACGGGGCCGCCAGCCTGATACATGGCGCCCTTCTTCATCATACCAGGCATGTTACTTACGTCCCTTCTTAATAACGCCGCCCTTCTTAAAGGGCATCGGCTTGGCCTTGGATTTGGCAGCAATCTTGGGCTTGGCAACCATGCCGCCCTTCATCATCTTCTTCGGCGCGGCCTTCGGCTTCACCATACCGCCCTTACGGAACGCGGTGCCTCGCTCTTCGAGTTCCCGCTGACGACCCCGCATACGCATCTGCGCCACCCGTTCCTCGGCATTCGCCGGTTCCGCGCCCATCATCAGGTCGTTGAGGCGATCCGCAGAAATCTCACGGACAGCCGGGGCAGCACGACGAGCCGGGGCAGCGGGGCGTGGCGTCGGCATTCGCTGCGGAGCCTCACCCATCTCCTGCTCCATTGTCATCCGCTCCTGTTGTTGATCGCGGAAGGCTTGGAGGTTTGCCTCGCGGCGAGCGTCAGCTTCCGCGCCCCGGCGAGCCGCGAACTCACGGCCATAATTAACAACAGGCTCAAGAGCTTCTGCGGCCACTGCCCCCGCTACCGCCGGGAGGCCACCAACAGGGGGACGCACCCGACCAAGCGGGATCTGAGGCTGCGTCACTCTGGTCATCGCCTGCTGCATGGTCGGGCGGGTCGGACCCACATCGCCTCCAACGCTTCGCGTAGCGGGCACCACTTCTCGGGCAGGCACCATCTCACGACCGGTCGCAGCGCCACGGCGCGTCGTGCCCTCAGGATCGGTCGTAAAGTTTGGTGCCCCGGCGCCTCTAGCCGCCCCTCGCCGCGTAGTTGCTTCTTCTTGAAGGCGTTCAGAAGTTCTCACGCGACGGCCTTCCCGTCCAAACTTCTCCATCATCTCACGGAGTTGGCGATTCCGGGCAGACTCCTTAGCGGGACGGCGGGCAGGTTCTTCGACGGCACCCCCCTCTTGGAACTTGACTTTGCGCTTCACTTCTTGGATTCCTTCTTGGACTTGCCAGCCGCGCTTAGGGCGATGGCGATTGCTTGTTTCTGGGGACGCCCACTCTTAACTTCGCGGCTAATGTTCTCCGAGATTACTTTCTGGGAGGTGCCCTTCTTAAGCGGCATGGAGAGCCTCCTTCTCAGTCTCATCGACACGCCGCAGCCAGCCGCGCCCGAAAGTTGCAAACGTCTTCAGACTCTTGTAGAAGTCACGCCGTTCCTCAGACACCTTGGCAATCAGGGCGTCAGCGTCCATAGCATTGATGACGGCCATGCTCTTAGGACCAAGCACCCCGTCATCGGTGACGCCTGCGCCCCGCTGCATCAGCTTGACTGCCCGGCGAACGCCCTTGTTCACGGCCATGTCAAAGGCCAGCAGGTCCACGCCCGGCTTCAGGTCGTCGCAGTTCAGCGCGTCCCAATACTCATCCTTGTAGATGGCAGTGACGTCGGCATCGGAGATAGCCCGCAACTCGTCCTTGTTCATAGGCTTACCCTTGAAGGCCGAGAAGGTAGCGAGCGTGATGCCCTTCATGGTGGCGCCACCCGGATCTTCCGGATGGTCAACGTAGCCACCTTCATGCTTCAGAATCAGCGCCAACCACTTGGCGTAGTTTGCTTTCACTTGTGAGCCATCCTATTCATAGCGTCAGTCTTTTCTTTGGACCCGGCAGAACTACCAAAGTAGTATGCGACCACGCCGCCCCATGCCGTGCCAAGCGTACCCAGCATAACCAGCATAGCTTCAGAGCCACCCGTCGTAGGCAAACCATTCAGCAACATGAAGAACAGCACACCAAAGTAACCTAACGTAATGCTACCAGCTAACAGGCGCGGCGTCAAGTCTTTAGTCTTGATCTCCCGGTCGCGGGCGCTGTTGCGGTCCTCATTGGCGATGCGTTCCAGATCGACGTCCAGTTCCCGCATCTGCACCGCGAAGCCCTGCTCCGCCTTCTTCAAGGCCAGCAACTGCTCGGGTGTCGCCTTGGCTGCCGCCTCAACCAGTTCGGCCTCAGTACCGTCAGGCTTGCCAAGCAGTGCCTCAGAAATGGCGCGGGTCGCCATCCCCGCCAGCGGTCCACCCACGGCAGTCGCAATGGACGGGGCTACCGTCCTAACGAGATTGAGAAGCGGTTCCATTGCGGGACTCCAGAAGCGCCACGCGCCGTTCCAATTCGTTGATCGCGCGGGTTAGGTCAGCCCGGATGGACGCGCGGGCAGCAGCCGCATCGGCGGCCATCTCAAGTCGGCCACGCTCAATGCCCGCCATGCTTCGCTCCCGATCAAGCGTCATATTACCACGAGCAATCGAAGCGTCCCGCTCCACCTGCTCAATCCGGTTGGACAGTTGCTCGCGGATTTGGGCCATGTCGATGGTCGTGCCCTGCGGCGGGATGGCCCGATTGTCTTGCGTCACAACCACCGCAATGCGGGACTTGAGAATGGTGATCTCGTTGTTGGCCGACGACAGCGACGTCATCAGATACACAACACAAGAGAACAGGATCGGAACAGCCGCAAAGACGACCTTCTCAATTAGGGCGCCCTTTGAAGCGTTGGCCGCCATCTGTTCGGACATTTGGGCTTGCTTGGCTGCATCCGACATGCTAACAGTTCCACTTTCGAGGGTTCTTGTCAGACTTACCTTTTACGAGGGGCATCTTTACTACCCTTGAAGATTTTGTCTTCAGGCATCTTCAGTTTTTTAGCCGAGTCAACAATCTGCCTATACTTACCATCGTTTAGCGGCATCTTGTTGATAGACTTAGCTGCAATCTTGTAGGACTTGGGCTTATCGGGCCAGTTCTTTGCCTGCGGATTCATCGGCGTAACAATAGAAAACCTGTTCGGGTCGGGAGACTTGACTGCCGGTGCGTCGGGGCGGCCCGGCCCCTCCTCTGTAATTCGCAGCGCCCCGCCCTTAATAAGCTCGGGCACATTCAGCTTTCGCTGCTTCAGTCGCCTGTCCGTGTCGTTATACTTGTTTGCCACGTCAGCAGTTCCAAGCGCGAAGGCTCTTGTTGATACGGCTGTTGGGGTCGTTGGCCGTTTTCGCGGAAGTTAGCTTCTTCTTCATGCCCTTCATGCGGGCACAGAACGAATCCCGGCGCGGGCCTCCCTCGGGTTGAGGAGCTTTGAGGCCCGGCTTACCGGGGTTCGCACGATTGTAGGAAGCACGGCCTTTGGCATTGAGCCCGCCCTTGGGATCTTTGCCTTCGGCCCGTTGCCATGCCGGGGACTTAGCCATGCCCCATTATACTATAGTTATCCCAATCTTTCAAGACTGATGGACTCGACGTCGAACTCGCCTGGCGCATAGAAGTGCAACAGATGGAAGCCATTCCACCACAGCTTCTTAGCTGCCTTGGCGTAGGCGAAGTCCCCGTTCGGATCGACAAAGCAACCACCCACCAGCGCATGAATCTTGGTGCCGTCGCCCTTGGTCCGCGTCGAA